AGTGTAAATAACCTTCACTCAAAAGACCGCCATAACAAGGTGTTGCGATCATTACACCTTTATTTTTTGTATTTGTCATGTTATCGATACTGTAACACTTCCTAATGCTGTTGATAACAAATTTGTGCTTGCTTGTGCTATTCCATTAGCAGGTATATATCCTGCATTTGGAGGAAAAATAGGTTCTATTTGATCTGGTACACCACCTTGAACAGATATATTTGCTTTAGGCCTTGCATTTTCTAACGCTTCAGCATCTGTAAAATACATTAAATCTAACTGAGGTTGTTTCGCTTCAAATTCAGATACATGCACAAAACTACCGTTCCATTCAAAAACCATTTCATTGTATGGAAAAGCTAATCCACTTCTATCAGAGATAGCTTGTGCAAACCTACCACTTGCAAATTTGTTGTGAGGTGCTCTATGAGGACGTCTACCTCTATCTGCTAATTTATTAGACATTAACTGTAAAACCTATTTGTTGTTGCTGGTAATATTCTAGTAGAAGGTGTATCATCACCAGCTATTAATCTTTCATAAGCTTGTTCGTAATCTAATTTTAATTCAGCCCTCTGTGGTTGTTGTATATTAACTCTTTTTTTAGAAAGATAATAAGCTAAACCAGCACACATACATTCAAAAGCTCTAAAAGGTACATCAGTTGTTTGTTCTACACCAGAAACTGTAGAAGCAGTTATATCCATTATTTTTCTCATTCTATAATATCTTAAAGTATATGCCTTATCTGGAGCTGGATAAATTTTAATTACAGGAGTGTTTAATCTTTGTAAATAAAATTGAGTTGGTCTAGATTGTTGAGTTTTATTTGAAATGGCTGCATAATCATTAATACCTAAACGTGTCATTGAATATTCAGTTCCGTCATCAACAACATTAGCATTAATAATATCTACTAAATCATAGTCTAAAGTATATTCAGTAGTTCCTTGACTTACTGATAAATCTTTTAATTCAACTGTCCATTGATTGTAACCTCTATTAGCCCAATCACTAAACATAATATTTAAACTACGTCTAGCTGATCGAACATCATAACCTAAAATAGGATCTCCTCCTATTCTATCATATGCTTCTTGTATTACATCAGTAACTGTTAAGTTAAATGTAGCTGTATTTGATGTAGCCATTTATTATCCATGAAAAGTAGTTACACCAGCAACATTAGTTAGTGTGGCTTGTAAATTAGAGCTAAACTTTACACCATCAGCAGGTAGTCCAATATTAACTGGTCCTCCAGCTGCACTAGCTGCAGTTGCTACAGTGAATTTACTAGATCCGCCATCAGAAAAAACTACAGTCCCTGCACTAGCTGTTGGTGTAATAATAAAAGCTTTTAATCTAGTAGGTCCACCAAACAATTCTTGTGCTCCTGAAGTATTACTTGTAAATGCTACTTGTAAATCTGTTGCCATATTATTCTCCTATATTAAGTTTTGTTTTTTTAATGTTTCATATAGTAACTCAACTCTATTGCTTTGGCTACTAGGTTTATTTAGCAAAAATGGACTAATAAAATCTTTGGCCATTAATGCAGAAAAATCTACTGGTTCATTAATTTTAATTATATCTTTTTCAGAGAATGGTGATTTAGGTGTTTTTCCAATTGGACTATCACCAAAAGTTTCTAAAACTTTTTCTATGTTTTTTAATTTTTTATCTAAATCATCGTCTTTTTCTTCTTTTTTTTCTGCTTCTTCTTTTTTTAATACATCTATAATACTTTCAGTTTCTGCTGTATCCTCTGTTTGACCTAATAATAATTTTTCAACATCTGTTTTTTCTGCTTCTTTATCTCTAGCTTCAACAACTTCTACAGTTTTATCTACTATACTTTCATCTTTTTCATCATCTTTATCTTTGTCTTTTTTAAAAAGATTTCTAAGTGCTTCGCCTTTTTCTCTTAAATTCTCAAACATATTTACCTCTTTTAAAGTGGGCCCTAAGGCCCACAATTAAATTATACTATTGTAAATGTTCTTTGTAACGAATTATCTTGTGAATATGCAACAGTAGTTGTAATAGCACCTGTAGTACCATCACCATCTGTTCCAGTAAATACACCTACAATTTTCATATCAGAAGCTCCTACGTTTGCCATTAAACCTAAAGCAGCAGAAGATTGTGATGATCTACCTAAAGCTTTAGCATTATTTGCAGCAGTAAATGCTGTAGCATTCGAAGTTGTTCCAACAGAAAATGTAGCTGCATTTGTATCATTAGATACTTCAGTTACATCTACGTGTACAAATAAGATTTGAGAATTAGCAGGTATTACAGCAATATTTGTATTTGCTGAAGCACCAGTAATTGCAACATCTTTACTTTGTACCATTGTTACGTGACCAGTATTTTTAACATTAGCTCCAAGTGTACTACCAGTTGTTTCATTGATAGTACCAGCTAAAACTGGTCCCGAAAATGTAGTTTTTCCCATAGTCTACCTCCTTTGTAGTCTGCTTTCGCAGTCTAGGGATTGTTAGGCGTATTACTACGCCTAACAAATGTTTAATTATTATGCAGCTCCTTCTGAACCGTAGATACTTCTCCAGTCTGTAAAACCGAAAGAATATCTTTCTCTAACTTTGTATCTTAGATTACCAGTTTCAAAATCGCCTTCTACAGCTTTTTTGATTGGTGCTCTTACAAAGTGTTTCATACCATCTGGGCAATCAGTCATAATAAAATATGCATCAGGATCTGTTAATCTTTGGTTAACAATTACTCCTCCTGGTATCATACCCATACTTCTCATTGCATTGATGTCATTATCTGCAGTTCCAGGTCTTAAATTAGATTTAAGAACTCTTTCCGCAATAAACACCAAAGAAGGTGGTACTATTAGTTTTTGTCCAGTTAATGCAATTGGAATTGATCTATCATCAACTGCTTCAGAGATTTGAATTAAAAGAGATTCAAGTGAAGTCTCAGTTAAATCTGCTGCTGTAGCAAGTTTGTTAGATGCTGTTCCACCGCCGCCAAGTGGGTGATCTGTAGCAAGTAAAGTCTTGCCATCGCCACCTAATTGCGATGCGCTAGTTGCATTGTTTAGGATGTTTGCACCTTTGATCTCTTTAGTATGTTGCATTGATCTTGCAAGTGCTCTAGCATATTTTGCTCCTAGAGAACCATATAGACCATCTTCTTCAGCTTCTTCTGTAATAGAAAATGCTAAAGCTACAGTCTCATGGACATATCTTGAGACAAAGCCTTCTCTGCCACTTTCATAATTGATCATGGCACCTTCAGCTTTAGTTGGTGCAGCACCGAATCCGATCATTTGTACATCTTCTTCGAATGCTTTTTGTGATTGCTCGACTGAATAGATAGCTCTCCACTGTTCAGGGTATCTATCATATTCCATACCAAACACGGTATTTAAACCTAGATTGAGCTGTTTGGTAAATAGTGCTCTATTTAAAGGCATGTTATTTATCTCCTATGATTATACGCCTGCTTGTCGAGTGCCATATAAGTGGTTGCTTATTACAACTTCCACTTTCGCATCCGCGCCTGCATCGTTATTTGGTATATCAACAAGTCTTAATATTCTTAAAACTTTAGCAGTTGTAGCTAAAGTAGAAATATCAAGTTCGTCTGTCGAATGACCATATGTTGAGTTAAATGTTCCAATAGTAACATTTGCAAGCTCACCTACGTTAGCTGTTGCAAAAGTACCATTGCACTGTACTTGGAATGTAATGTTTGGATCATCATATACATAAGCTTTCACCGCAGTGTTAGCTTTTACTGTAGTTCCAGAGTTCCAAACTTTAACAAATTTTACATCCCCTGTTGTGTTATCTTGATACTCAACGCCATAAAAAACACCTAGCGCAGTTCCGCCAGCTGTTCCCCTGATGATAGTTCCGTCTGTCGTCATCGTAACTAAATCACCACTTGCTAAATTAGCCGCAAGGCCATTAGCGATAGCATACTCTTGAGGTCTTATAACACCACCAGTTAAATGCCTAATTGGTACAAAACCATTAGGTGCATTAGTGTTTGCCATAATTGACTCCTATTTATTGTTACTCTTTAAAGCCTCCTCTAGTAACTTCAGTCTTAAAGGTCTTAGTAATAGGATTTCCTGGCTGTTCTACCTTGTGAATGTCTGCTTGAACTGATCTCATTAGATTTTCAGTCATTTGTGCGTAATACATATTACGTTCATTTACCATTTCTTCTGGCATTTCACAGAGTACCATTCCTTCTATACCTATATAACCAGCAAACTTACCATGTTCTATCGTTGGAAAATGTTTGATATTAGGGACGGTTTTAATGTCTCTAGGTACCCAACCTTCTCTCAATCGTTTAGCAACGTTTGTTGGCGTTTCTTCACCTAAAACCATAGTAGCAATCCATCTTTGTTTCATGCCAGCTCTTGGTTCAGGTGCCTCTAATAAATTACTAGGGCGCCATTGTGAAACCTTTGCTTCTTCAGCTCTAGTTTCGTGTTTTATTTTATTATCATTCATGTCGTGCTCCTATGTTCACGTATTGGTTGCAAAAGTTTTTACTTCTTTCGCAAACCGTTTTAGTGCCGCTTCATCATTTATATCGATACCAAATTGTCTTGCGGTATCAAGGTCATCAGAAGTGAGCTTTACTCTATTGCTATCTGCAACTTTTTTACGAGATACACCAGCAACTGGAGATTGCACTCTGTTGTTTTTTTGTACTACATTTTTACTTGTTTGAGAAGAACTTTCTTCATCTTTAACAAAAAAAGGTAATTTAGATGCTTTTAATCTTTTATCCATTTCTGTATAATAATCTGGATCATTAACATCCCAGCCTTCTTCTGTTAATTCTGCATCAATACCATATGCCATAGCTGTTTCTTTTCTATAACCAGGTTTATTAAACCATTGGCTATTTTCTTTTACCCAATCTGCAGCTAAAGGTGGTGTTTTTGCAGGTTTTTTACTTTTTGATGGTTCTTCTATTTTAGTATCATCTATTTTTGTCATTTGAGCACGAATATCTGACATTTGTTCGTACAATTTTACTTGTTCGTCAGTATTTCCTGTTTCAATTGCTTCTTTTAAACGTGATGATACACCTTGATATTGATTTTTTAATGATTTAGAACCAATGTCAAGTGTTCTTTTTTCTAGATTAGCAAGTTTTTCTTCCAAATCTACTACTCTTTGTTCAGCTTCTGCTCTTTTAGCCACTTCTTTTGCTATTCTCTTACGAACTCGCTCAGAATATGGTGCATCTTCTGAATATGGTACAGTTTTTTTTGTTTCTACGTCATTTTTAACTTCATTTTCAAACGACTTATCTGTACTTTTTTCTTTTTCTTCCTCATCTTCTGCTTTCTCAACAAGATCATCGATAGGATTTTTAGGAACTTCTACTTCCTTTTCATCATTATCTTCTATTTTTACTTCTAATTCTTTCTGATCTTTTTCTTCTTGTATTGTCATAGTAACTCCTATGTTGTCGATAACCTGATTTATCGTATTATATTTGTTGAGATACTATTTCAGGGCTGCTAATTGTTGCAAGTACCTCATCATCATTTATTAACACCATTTTAACTTTTTGTACAGATATTTTTGCACCAGCATATCTACCGTAAATTACCCAATCACCTACTTTACACCAAGGTTCTCTATTTTGATAACACTCTGGACCTAAAGCTATTACTTTTCCTACAGAATTTAACAAGCTTTGCATTTCTTTATTAGAATCAGGTAAATATATTCCACCTTTAGTTTTATCTATACTACCTTTTGGCCTAATTAATATTCTATAACCAGCAGGTTGTGGAACTTCTTTTGGTGTTTCAATTGAATCATCTGTTGCCCATTGTTCATTACTTATCATCTTCTTCTATATCTCCTTCCTGATATTTTTTAATTGTTTCATTAATAATTTCTAGAGCTTTATCTAAACCTTGTGCCATTCCATGTATTTTTTTGTAATCATGTAAAGTTTCTACATCTTTAGTTAACAAATTGTTACCTAATTCTGTTTTATACTTTTTTATTTGATTCTTTATCGTTTGTAGTAGTAGTTCCATCTATGTGATCTGTTAAAAATTCTAATGTTTCATCAAAATTTTTTTGTAAACTATTAGCAGCAATAGCAAACAATCTAGGTTTTACATGTTTTATAGAAATTTTTTTATTTTCTAAATATTTTTTAGCTTGTCTAATTCTATCGTTATTTACTGCCATTACTTTTTTCTTTTCTTTCTAATTGCTTCTTTTCCTTTTTTAAATATAGAAGCAACTTTAGTTTTACCCATAACTTTAGCTCTTTGCTCTCCTACAGTTAAAATTTGTATTTTACGTGCAAAAGGTTTTTTAATTCTTTTAACTTTAGCAACAGTTCTACGTGCATCAGCTGGTGTAGCAAATTTTATGCCAACTGTATCTTTAGGATTTTCGTCTGTGTATAATCTCCTACCAGAACCTTTTGGTTTTTTTCCTGTTCCTTTTTTAGGGTCAGCCATTATTTATCACGTTTTGCAACTCTTGAAGCTGTTTCAACAATTTTAGCTTTTACTTCCGCATCTTTTCTAGATTGTGTTCTTTCCTTATCTTTAACACCTTCTGCAAATCTAGCCTTTCTAATATTTAATTCTTCTGCTTTTAATTGTAATTGTGCAGCATCTTTTTGCATTTGCATTTGTTCTTTTTGTTGCTCTGGACTTGGTGGCATAGATCCCATTAAACCTTGTGCCGCTTGTGCTGCTGCAGCAGCAATTCTATTTTCTTGTTCAATATTTATTTCTTGACTAGGTTCATCATTCATTTCTTTATTAAATTCTCCAGAAGAGGTAGGCATACCCTCTGGTACTTGAGCTTGCATTTGTTGTTGATATAAATATGCCATATGTTGTCCAATATGAGCCATCATTGATGGATATAAAACTTCTTTAGCTTGTGGATTACCGCCAAATCTTGGATCATTTATAAATTGTTGATGTACTATAATATGAGCTTGATGATCTTGATCTTCAAAAACTTTAATTGGTTTACCATTTAACAATGCCATATTTTCTGATACAGGATCTCGTCTTGGTGTTTCTTCATCTTCTATCATTAGCTCGTTATATTCTGGAACATTTAAAGCTTGTAAAAATCTTCTTGTTGCTTCTTTTACATTAATAATGTTTGGTGAAGATTGAGCTAATTGTAAACCTGTTTGTGCCAAAGCTATTCTTTGAGCTTGTGAAAAAATATTAGGATCGCTTACTGGTATTACATCAATTGATTCACTAAAATCTTTTCTTCTAATAATTTTCTTTTCTCCTATAACATCATATGGATATTCATCATCTAGATACTCTCCATTTAATTCATAAATTAATTTAAATTCTCTACCTTGTGCTTGATGTAATCTTTTATGTATGGCACTAAATACTTTAGATCCTTGTTCTATCAAAGCGATGGTGGTTCCAACTGGTCCGGAACCAGCGGAATCACCAATCATTGCATCCGCTATTGATGCAAAACGTCTTCCTGATTCAGTTAAAACGCCTAAAAGCTGTAAGAGAGTAGGCGATGGTTCCTTGAAAGGAAGAGGGATAAAACTCTTTCTAAGATCATCGCCATAGGCTTCGACTTCTACCCATTCACCAGGTGAAACAGTTATATCTCCACCTTCTATTCTTGCTCCTTTAGCTCTAAATCCTCCATTGAGGTTGGCAAAGGCAGCTGAATCTAGTAGAGCACGAAGTGCTCCAGTGCTTGCATGTTGCAGACCGCCGATCATTTGGATTAGGCCGAAACCATAAAAACCTAAACCAGGAAGATATTTATAATGTATGAAATAAGTTCTTTTTCTTTTAAGTGGATCATCTTCTTTCCAATTTCTTCTAATTGCTAAAACAACTGTACTATCTTGGTCTACTGTAACAATATAAGGTAAAGCTAAACCATTTTCATCTTCACCTAAATCTAAATTTGCATGTATTTCTAATATTGTATGTATCTTATCCGACATACTTGGTGTCATACCTTGTAATCTTTCCATTGTTTGTTCTACAGTACCGCCTTGATTAGAAGTTGTTTCAGTTTTACTTAAAGGTACATCTTTATAAAATCCTTCTATCTGTCGTCTTTTAATCTCGTTTCGAGATAGTTTCATAACTTGAGTATATCTTTCTGATGTTTCTAAATCTGTATTATCATAAGAAATTACAAAATCTTCTGCTGGTACAAATACAGAGCATATTCTATCTAAAGAATTATCAAAATAAATTTTTTTAAAAGCAGAACCAGCTAATGATAAATAAAATAATAATTGATCTAGTTCGTTAAAATAATCTTTTATTTGATTTGTTACTTGCCAATTCATAAAATCTTGAACACGTTGTGCTTGCTCTATTTTTTTATTAGAAGATTTACCTATTACTTGTGTTTTTACTGGACCTCCAGATGGAAAAAGTTCTGCTATTGCTCTTGCTTGAAACTGAGTTGCTGCCTCTGCCATTAACGGATGATGTACACCAGAAGCTCCCGGGAAAGGATCTTGTCTATCTTCTACAACTACACCTAACATTTTAAGACCTTTAGAATATTGATCTTCCCAATCTTTTCTTGATGATCTATCATCTTGATAAGCTTTAACTAAATCTCTACCAACACTATTGACTTCTTGATCTGTTAATTCTTCTGCTAAATTAGAATGATGATCTGATTCAAAAGCTTCTTCTTCTTTATCTGTTAAATCAGTATCAACTTCTACTTTAACTTTTTTACCTTTATCATCGGTAAATTCTAAATTTTTTTTATCTAGTTCAACTTCTAAAGCCATTATTTTTTCCTTTTAGTATCTACGCCTTTTATTTTACCTTTATTTTTAGTTGCATAAAAAATCTGTTCACCTCTTTTTTTACCATAACTTTTTTTCATAGACTTCATTATCTTTTTTCCTTTTTTAGTAAGAGGCATTTTTTTTACTTTTCTTTTTCTTTTTTTTATTAATTATACTACCTAAAGTTTTTGCTTGGCCAGCATGTGTCTTTGAGGCTTTTTGTAAACCTTTCATAACTTTTTTAATTTTAGCTTTAGCTTTTTTCATTATGCTTTCCTTTTAGTTTTTTTCTTTCTACCATCTGCTCTTCTGTTTTTATCTCGTCTACCTTTTAAAATATCTCTATCAACTTTAGCTGCTTTACCGCCTGTTAATGCAGAATTAACTCTTGCCATAGCCCATGCTTGAGGACTTACACCTTTTCTATGACCACTTGTTCTATATGCTGCTAAACCTCTATTATAAATTGCTCTAATTTTAGAAGCAGATACACCTGTTTTTTTTGCTTTATTTCTAATTGCTGTTGCTGTACTTGATTTTCTTTTAGCCATACATTCTCCTAAATCTTTTATTATGTATACTTTCTTTTTTTGACCCTACAAATTTTCCACCTTTTTTATCTCCTGGTAAAACTCCAGAGCCTTTGTTATCTTTGTTTAATCTTTTAATAGCAGCTTTTCTTGCGCTACGAAGTTTTCCAGAAGTTCCAGCTAAATACTTCTTAGGTACCTTTTTACCTTTTTTTCTTTTTCTAGGCACTGATACTTGTTTAGTAAAATTAGCACGTGACATTGGCATTATTTTGGAAAACCTCTTCTCATGTTTTTATATGCTTTTTTAGAAATAGTTGATTTCTTTTTTGTTCTAGAAATACCTTTTTTTCTACGAGCATTTATATTTGCATAAAGACCTTTTTTCATATCTGCATAATACCTCCTGGTTCATACCATACTTTCCTGTAGTAGATATAAAACAAAAATATTAATTATTCTAGTATTATTTTCTTGATATGTTTTTCGCCCATATATAACTCTGTTTCTGCTTTACCTTTCCAGCATTTATAAGATACAGATTCACTATACTGACGTTCAGCATGACGTTTTCCTCTAAGACATGCTGCCATACTTTCTTGTATTCTATGCTCTTTAATTTCACCATTTACAAACATTAATAATGCTATAACAGATTCAATCATTGTCCGTTACCATTCTTGTAATGCATATCTCTAGCATTATCTTTTAAATCTTCAATATCAGTTAAAACTTTATCCATTTGTTTTCTTAAAAATTCTATGTTAACTTTATTTAACGCCATATTTTCTATGTGTTTATTTAATTTATCGGTAGTTTTATAAAGATCCTCAATCATCATGTACTGCTCACTATCAGCTGGCAAAGAACCTAATTGTCCACGTGGCCATTTAATTCTAAACTCTGTATTTTCTTCTAAGTCTTTTTCCATTATCTGTATACGAGTATCTGCAACATTAAGTCGTTCTATTATTTGAAAATAACCCATTGTTCCAAGTGCTACAATTATAATCAAACTAGCAACTGTTTTCATTGGCATTTGCACTGCCGCTTCCTCTGATATATTTAATGGTTTTTTAGTAGGCACTAGGTCCTCCAAAGATTGCAAGTAAAGTTATTAAAATAATTAAAATTCCTGTAAAATAGTAATTCATCTAACATCTCCACCGCCTTCTAGCTTGTCTTATTCTAGAATTAGGATTATTTCTAGTTTTAGCTGAGCTTCTTTTTAATTGTCCTAATGATCTTGCGCAGTAAGACTTTCTACGTTTAGCTGCTTTACTTCCAGGTTTAACTTTACCAGTTACAGCCATTTTTAATTTAGAACCAGGATTAGCTCGTCTATAAGCTTTAATTCCTGCTCTTGTCATACCAGCACCTTTTTTTGTAGGTCTATAATATTTTTTTCTTCTTGGAATATCTCCTGTTCTTTTTCTAGGTCTGATTCTTGTTCTAGCCATGTAAAGCTGCTCCTCTTTCTGCAGAATCAAAACCAGAACTTTTTGAAACACTGCCGCCGCCATCATATTGACCACCTCTTCTGTCATCTTGTGGTGTAGATTTTATATTCATGGTAGCAGTTGGAAATGTTTGTACGTCTCCCTGCGTATCTTGCATTGTAATGTTTTCTATTCTATCCATTTCTCTATTCTTTAAAAAACCACCAGCAACAAAAGGTAATGCAAAAGGACTTATAAAACCTAATGCTCCTCCTCCACTAGCTAAATTAACAACAGCAGATCCTACTCTTAAAGTATTTTGCACTCCAGATGGAATTCCTAAAGTATCTTCTACAAAATTATTATAATAATTTATATTATCGGTAAGTATATTTGAGGCAGATTTTTTTGAGGATGCAGTAGGTTTTTCAAAATCAAATTCAAAAAAACCTTTTTGTCTATCTTTTTCAATATCTTCAATTTCAGAATATTTTTCATCGAATGTTTTAGGTTTATTAAAATCTTTAATTTGACCATCATCACCCTCAAATAAAGGACACACTCCATTTACAGACATTCTTCCGTTTGGACATACAAATTCTTTTATCATCTGCCTTGACCTCTATACTTTTTTCTAGTAAATTTTTTATTTGGTCGCTTACTATGACGACCAGGTCTTTTTCTTGGCTTTTCTCTTGGAAGAAAACTTAAACCAATTGCAGCCTTTTTAGCCATTTACTTTCTTTTAATATAGTCAGTAAATTGTTTCTTAGTCATTGTATCAGAAATTTTTTTATTTAATAAATTTTTATTTTTTCTAATATTACCACCTGACTCTTGCATTTTTTTTAATTCAAGCATGCTAGTAATATCTTTAACATTTTTACCACTAGCATCAGCAATCATTTCTCTTTCTTTTGATTTACCTTCTTCGTAGCCATCGTCATCTAACATTTTAGCTTTAGATGTATCTTCAAAATCTACATCTAAAATTTCTTTAGTTACGTCTTTTGTAGTTTTAGCCATTATCTTTTTTTCCGTTTTTTCATTTTTAATTCACGTACTATTCTTTTCTTCTCAGCTTTAAGATTTTTCTTACCTTTTTTAGTTTTTGCTTTTTCAGCATCAACTCTGCCAAGCTCTTCAAGTCTATTCATACGTCTTGTGTTTTTTCTTTTCTTCATCATCTTCTTTTCTTGCCTTTCCTTTTAATTACACCACGTGCAATTAAAATATCTTTTTTAGTAACTTTACCATCACCAGACATATCTGGAAATGATTTTTTCTTTTTCTTTTTTTTCTTCTTCATCATTTTTCCAGTCATTTTAGAATTTTGCATTCTGCCTTGACCAGAGCCTGCGCCTGCTGTCATTTTCATTAAAACGTCTCCACTTCTATTTTAATACCACGCATCATTTTTGCATGTTCTGCTTTTCTTGTATCATCTTCTTTTACAACTTCGTCACCAGGATTTTGCATTGCTTTTTTAAGCATTGCAGCATCTTCTACAGCACCAGGAAACTTATCATAAAATCTTTTATTAGCCGCTTTAACATCTTCGACACTATAAGTTTTTACACCTATCTTTGGCGATGGGCTCGTTCTTTTAAAAGGATTTGCCATTAGTCTTCTCTCCTATAAGGTTTAGGTTCATATTCATCTTCATCTTTAGTTTTTACTTTTTTACCTAAGACACCACCGGCAATATTACCAGCGTCTTTTAATTTTTTAATAATTTCTGAATTAATACCTGAATACGAATTACTATCATCTTCAGATTTATTTTTTAATTTATTTAAAAAATCTCTAGCTTCAGTCATCTTTTAAGTCCTCCGGTGTACTTAGTTTTTTATTCAATATACCTTGAAATACTGAGTGCCTCTTTACCTC